AAAATTAATTTTGACAAACATGATGGCAGTTGTAAAGATAATGTGTGGACATTTTATTTACCTGTCAATGCAAAGAAAGGTACACCTCTTGCACAAGAGAATGCTAATACAGAATACAAAGTCGAAGTTATATTTGATGATGTAGATAAAACAAAAGTCAAACACATTTGGTTAGTAGACAAAAACAAGTTAGGATATTGATATGAATAAGAAAAGATTTAAAGAGTTAGATAAAGACATTGCAAAGTTAGACTTTATGATACCAGATGCTATGACTATGACTAGATATGAATTTATAGAAAAGTATGTAGATGATAAATATGAAACACTACAACTGTTATTATATTGGAATATTATTAATGATTGTTTTGATGTTAGAGAACAAGCTAAAGATATAGAAACTGAATGGGTTAAAGAATCCTATGGAGGTACTGACCCAGATTGACATAAGTATACCCTTCGTGTATATTAGAGCCTCCCGAGTACGGGTTTATACAGTTTACACCATTATAGGAATTTGTCAATGGAATTATATATATTTTTTTTATTACTTGCAGTATGCTATATAGTAATAAATATTCACAGACTAAAAGTTGTTGCAATGGTTGTAGTGACTTTTCTAATTGCTTTATGGATTGACAGACAATGAAACTACAAGAAGCAAAAGACATCATGGTATCATTAGGCAGGGCAGGTAAAATGCCTTGCCCTACATACAATACACCTGCCAAACTATGTAAGACAGGTAGTAAGTTACGCAAAATAAAAGGCACTACTTGTCATGGTTGTTATGCTATGAAAGGTAATTATCTTTTTCCTAATGTGCAACAAGGATTGCAGAAAAGATTTAATGCTTTCAAACACCCACGCTTTGTTGAGGCTATGACTTTCATGGTCAATAGGTATTCGGCTAAGTCTGGATACTTTCGTTGGTTTGATAGTGGCGACATTGCTGATATGGCTATGCTAGAAAAGATTGTAATGGTTTGTAATGCTACACCGACAATCAAGCATTGGCTACCGACAAGAGAAGTCAAGATTGTATCTGACTATCTCAAGATATACAAAGAGTTTCCAGATAATCTTTTGGTCAGAGTATCTAGTCCAATGATTGATGGAGAGCCATTGAAGTTTGATTATACTTCAACAGTACATCACAACAAACAAGCTATCGGACATGATTGTCCATCTAGGTTTCAAGACAATGAGTGTCGTGATTGCCGAGCTTGTTGGAACAAGGAGGTTAAGAATGTTAGTTACCACAAACATTAAATGCACTTCATGTGGTTGCAACAATGCAACATTAACGCATAAGATATTTAAATTTTTGTGTGCCAAATGTTACATGATAAAAGAAAGGATAAGGCTATGACTGATTTAGTATGGGAACATTACGCAGAACAAAAGCGTGAAGAAATGATTGATGAGATATATGAAAGTCTACCTATGATACATGCTAACAAAGGTAACTTAGAATTAAAATCTGTTCTCAGCCATATAGACGCAAGTTATGATGATTGGGAACGATTTATAAACAAAGAAGATATAGCCGAAGTTATACAAGAATACATGGCTAATCTTACAAGTAAGTTTAGCTAATTTGACATAAGGTTCAGATTAGTATATTATATACTTATATTAACCATTTACGAAAGGATAAACAAATGGCTAAAAAAACAATGTTAAATCAAACTACGAGCAGACCTATATTGTATACGTATGCTCAAGAACAAATAGCCAAGACACCTAGCAAGTGGCTTGAGCCAAAACAAAAAGCAATCCAAGAGGTCAAGGATATTATTCCAGAAATCAAAAAGATTGTATCTAAAATAGTTGGCAATGCTACACCTCAATCAGACCTAGATGTACTATCAAGGTATGACGCAACAGAAGAAGAGTCATGCTTTTGGTTTACTGACAGAGACGATATGGGTGATGATAATTATAATGCTAGAAAAGATGAGCGTTCTATTTATACAAACTTTGCTTGCGAGGGCTATGGTGGTTACTATCGTTATGGCTCATCAAATCGTGAGATAGGTACTTTATCAAGAGATGACTTGATTGCTATGTACTACGAAGATATGGTGGCTAATGGCATTGATGTAATCAAATACAAGTACGTTGAGGACAACGAAAAAGATTACAATGGTAAACGTATGACTACATACTCTCAAGAGATACGAGAGATAAAAGAAAAGATAGACGCATATCAAAAAACGTTCTTCGTGGACAATGATATGGCTATGTCTTTTACTGTTCCAAAGAGTAGGCATTCATGTCATCAACGAGCAAGACTTGTTTCATCAGATGAGTTAGCTGTGTTTCAGAAATACTTATCTGCACTAGAACGAGTACGTCTCAAATGGCATAAGCACTATGAAGAAATGAAAGAAAAGTTCAAGGCATACGCAGAACTTATTCGTTCTTGTAAAACACTTGAAGCAGTAGAAGAAGTATGGACTGAGGCTTCCAATGTACGACATAAGATTGTTGGTACAGGTACAGCTTTAGCTTTATCGTCTATATCTCAAAGTGTTATTCAACAAGACATGGAGGCAAGAAAACTTGCCGATACTGTTGCTGTTGTTGTAACACCTAAAGAAAGTGTAGGTGTGTAATGTGGTCTCAAGAATTTGATACCAACACGGTGGGCAACCTCCAGTATCATTACAAGAATGCTGACCACCCAAAACATATCGACTTCACTATTGATGAAGTCGTTATGATGTCTCATGATGCAGGAACTGCAGGAACACATTGGGCTCTTTCAATAGAAAAAGATGTGGGCAATGGCAGGACTAGGCGATACTATGGCATAGGTGTTCATATTCGTGATTGGCTACGATTGTTTCACCGAGAACTAACTAGAGCACAAAGTGGCGAGCCTCCTACGAGGTATACTGCTGTAAGAGCTAGAGAACATTATTGGGTAGAGCCAGATATGTGCCTACCTGCTATTGACTCCTCTGACTTTGAGGCTACAACGTCAGCTAACAAAAAAAGAATGGTGGCTTGACATAAGCCACTTGATAAGGTATTATATACCTTTCATAAATATCTCCTATGGGGGGTAGGCTTGCAACTACCCCCTTTAAGATTACGTAAGGGGAGGGGTCTGTAGACGTACAGAATGATTGTGAAGAAAAGAGAATCCCGTCACACCCCTTACGTAATTTTAAGAGTTTCAGTAAATGAGCGTCATAATTAGGCTTTGTTGGTTAAGACATTGCTGACCATAGCTAGCGTATGGTTATAAACTCGGGATTTACTGATTTACAAGTCAAGGTTGACCCTTTCACAGCCTTGACTTTTTTTTTGGTCTAGTGTATACCCACCTCATGAACTACTCACAACAACTAACTATTATAAAAAGTTTAATCCCTAATACAGATGTAGATACAAGAATGGATTGCCCATTCTGTCATAATACAAACACCCTCACAATAAAAAAGAATAACGCAGATTTAATGTGGTATTGCTTTCATGCGTCTTGTTCAGCCAAAGGCAATCATCAAGAAAAAATGTCAATGGAACAAATATACGAAACCGTAGTAAGCAAACAAAAAGACACCGCAAGCAAAAGGCCCGCCGCTTTTAAACTTCCTCAATCTTTTATATCTATACATTCAGAGCCAAAATGTATAAATTACATAAAGAAGAATAATTGTTTAATTGCAAAACAAAAAGGAAAAGTAAATTTTATGTATGATGTTAAACAACATCGCATAGTATTTTTAATAAAGCAAAAAGACAGGGTTGTTGGTGCAATTGGAAGAGGCTTAAACTCTAAAGTGTATCCTAAATGGTTTATTTATGGTGATAAATCTTATCCTTTTATTTGTGGAGAAAAAGAAAAAGCAATCCTGGTTGAAGATTGTGCTAGTGCTTGTGCAGTTTCAGATTTATATTCTGGAGTTGCCTTAATGGGTACAAGTTTACCAGATAGTTTTATTCCTGTTATAAGAAAAAAATACAAGGAAGTTATAGTTGCACTTGATAGGGATGCAACAACCAAGGCATTTGACATAAGCAATAAGTTAAGGTATTATATACCTACAAAAGTAAAAATACTACAAGATGATTTGAAGTATTTCAATAAACAAGAAATAGAAAGCGTATTACAATGAAAGAAATAAAATTAGAAAAAGATACTATACATGTAGAAAAGAAAAACATATATGGTAATGAATTGATTTATCCTGTATGTGAACGTGCAAAAAGATTTGCCATTTTAACAGGACAGAAAACTTTATCTACAGGTGCTATATATCATATTAAAAGATTAGGCTATTCTGTTAGAGAATATATAAATCGAGAGCTGTAATGAATAGATATGAAATAAAAGAACCTGTATGGAAAGACAATAGTATTGGTATTGCAGAGTTTAGATTAAAAAATGATTTGCTAATAGATATAACTTATAAAAATAAAAACAATGAACGTGTTTTTCCAAACACATACATTATAAAAAATGCTGATTTAACAAACAGAAGTTATCAAAACATACATGGTAAAAAAATATATAAATTTTTAATAAATGAATTAGAGACATATGATGAGTAAACAAATGTTTTCTGACCAATTAGTTGACTTAATGTCAGAATTTATTTATAATAATTTAAATAAAAAAACAGTAACAAGAGCAAACCTAAAGAAAAGTATCAGAGCCTTTGAAAACATGTGGATTACATCTGTAAGAGGAGTAAAAAAGAATGACAAAAGAAAAGTTTGAGTGGCCAGAATATTACAACTACTCAAAACCTAAATCACAAAAAGAAAAGAAAGTGAGGAACTGTATGAGGTGTAGCAAACCTTTTAAAAGCCAAGGCAATCACAATCGTATTTGTTATTGGTGTAAAGATACTGATGATTGGCGTTATGGCAATGACTATAGTATAATGAAATGAAAAAGACAAAGTGCTATAGAAAGATATTGAAATTAAAAAAGAAACTTGATAGAAAGGCATTAAGATTTCCTAAAACAAATCCTCAATGGAGAGATAGAATAAATTGGGATAGAGTTAGGAGTATACTGGTAAAGCGATATGATGGAAAAGGAATTAATTAAATTATTATTGAGTAAAGACTTTTATAATAAAAATAAAAGTAAATTAACAAAAGAATTTTTTACAAATGGCACAGGAGATTTGTACAAGACTATACAAAGTGCACACGAAGACTCTGACCAGGACTTGAGTATTGGAGAGATATCAACTTTGCATTTAGAAGTATATAATCCTTCAATGTCTAGAGCCGCTAAAGATAACTTTGATGTTTTAGTTAATGAATTAAAAAAAGTAGAATTACCAAATGAAAAAATAGCACAAACTATTATTCGTTCTTTATTTAAACGAGGCGTTGCACAGAATGTAGCTAGACTTGCAACTGATATTTACAATGGTAGTGATGCTGATTTTACAGAAATTAGAAAACAATTAGACACTACATTTGAAGAAGTAAACGATTATGCTTATGTTACAGGCAACATTGATGATTTAATTAATCAATTGAAAGACAACACAAAATGGAAATTTAATTTAGAACCTCTTCGTGACAAAGTAAATGGTGTTGGCGAGGGAAATCTTGTAATTATTTTTGCACGACCAGAGGCAGGTAAGACTGCATTCTGGGTAAATTTAGTATCGGGAATTGACGGATTTGCGTCACAGGGTGCTAAAGTTTGTGCACTTATCAATGAAGAGCCCGCAGTTCGTACACAGATGAGACTAATAAATGCTCATACAGGTATGACACTTGATGAAATTAGGGCAAATAAGACAGAGGCTAGTACAAAATGGGCTGAAGTGAGACAAAATATTAAAATACTCGATACGGTTGATTGGTCTCTTGATGATGTTGATGAGTTTGTACAAAAAGAAAATCCAGATATTTTAATTGTAGACCAATTAGATAAAGTAAATGTAAAAGGTTCTTTTGCACGTACAGATGAAAAACTTCGTGCTATCTATACAGGTGCAAGAGAGATAGCAAAAAGAAATAAGTGTTGTGTTGTTGCTATATCTCAAGCATCAGCAGATGGTCAAGGTAAGTTTGATTTGACTTTTGATATGATGGAGGGTAGTAAAACAGGTAAAGCCGCAGAAGCTGATATAATTATCGGTGTAGGGCATCGAGATAAGTTAGATACAGACGATAATTATAGAAATTTAGCTATTAGTAAAAACAAAATAACAGGTTGGCATGGTAAATTAGGATGCAATATAGTGCCCCAATTATCAAGGTATGATTTATGATAACTGTATTTGATGTTGAAACAAGTTTTCAAGTAACAGAAGAGGGTAAGCTAGACCCATCGGCAAAGAATCCAAATAATTTTTTAGTATCAATTGGCATTAATGATGAGTATATATTTTTTAAACATAGAGACTACAAAGGTATACCAAATAGAAAAAAAGTACAAGACATTCTAGATGAAACAAAACTTCTTATTGGTCACAATATAAAGTTTGATTTGTTATGGTTGTGGGAAGTTGGATTTAAATACGATGGCAGAGTTTACGACACAATGATTGGCGAATATGTTATGAACAAAGGTATTAAACGAAGTTTAAAATTAAAAGATTGTTGTGCATACAGAGGCGTAATACAAAAATCTGATTTAACTGCACAGTATATAAAAGATAAAGTATCGTTTGAAAATATACCAATGCATATTGTAGAAGAGTATGGGAGGCTAGATGTAAAAGCAACCAGGTCTTTATATCAAGCACAAATGCTACAATTAAAAAAACCACAGCATAAGCATTTAATTAAAACATTGCAGACTATGTGTAGATTTTTAGTTGTCTTAGCAAAGATGGAAGACAATGGTATTTATATTGACATGGGTATTTTAGAGAATTTACAGCAAGAGTTTGAAGATGAGCATGATAAACTTCGTGTTGAAATAGATGAAATTATACACGCAAGAATGGGAGATACTAAAGTCAATCCATCTAGTCCAGAACAATTATCATGGTTAGTATATGGTGTAAAAGTAAAAGATAAAAAATTATGGTCTAGAACTTTTAACTTGGGTGTCGACCCTGTTACAAAAAAGAAAAAGAAAAGACCTAGGCTTACAGGCACAAAATTAAAACAAATATTTGCACGTCAATTAGAACCTGTACAAAAAACAAAAGCACGTCAATGCGAGACGTGCCTTGGTAAAGGTGTTATTAGAAAACTTAAAACAAATGGTCAGCCATATAAAAATTTAAGCAGATGTGTTGATTGTAATGCACAAGGATTTGTCTATTCTGATTTAAAAGACAAAGCAGGATTTACTGCTAGTCCAGACTCTGTTATGGATATTGCAGAGGGTGGATTCAAAACAGATAAGAATACTTTAGAGAAAATGGGTAGACAAGGAGACCAGTTTTTAAAAGTATTTGTAGAAAAAATTACAAGATACAATGCTTTAGAGACATACTTAAATACATTTATTGATGGTATAAAGAAACATACATCAGATAAAAATTATTTATATCCTAGTTTTATGCAAACAGTAACAGCTACAGGTAGACTATCTAGTCGTGACCCTAACTTTCAAAATCAACCAAGAGGCAATACGTTTCCTATTCGTAAAGCTATCGCATCTAGGTTTGATGGTGGCAGTATTATGGAAATAGATTATGCACAATTAGAATTTAGAACTGCTGTGTTTCTTGCACAAGATAAACAAGGTATGAAAGATATTGAAAGTGGTGTTGATGTGCATCAATACACTGCAGATATTATTGGTTGTTCAAGACAGAATGCAAAAGCACATACATTTAAACCTTTGTATGGAGGTATGTCTGGTACAGAAAATGAGAAGAAATATTACTCAGCTTTTCTTAAAAAGTATCCAGATATAAAAGCATGGCATGAAAAATTACAAGATGAAGCTGTTAGACGTAAGGTGGTTACGCTACCAAGTGGTCGGCAGTATGCATTCCCTAAAGCAGAAAGAATGCCTTGGGGTGGTTCAAGTTTCTCTACACAGAT